ACATGCTCTCCCGCCTGTCCCACTACACATTCATTTGCAGGAGGTACTGAATGATGCACGCCGCCCCACCGGAGTGCGTAATGAGTTGGTATGTAGCCCGCACGGAGCTTGTGAACATCTTTGCGGCCGAACGCGCGATCAAGGATATGGGCTTGACGGTCTATTTCCCGATCCGCAAGTTTTTTGTCCGGATCAGAGGCCAGAGCCACAAGGCCGAACGCCCGGCGCTGTTCGGATACATTTTTGTCCGCGCTCCGCGCGCGCCGGCAAAGGTCGCCGGCATTCGCCGACACGCTGCTTCAATGGGCCGCCAACGCCCGCCGCCGCGCCATGTCCGCCAAAGCCAGCGCAGCACCGGCGCAGGGCGATCTGTTCGGGGGCCGCCCGTGACCTGCCGCCTCTACCACCGCCAGAGCATCGAACGCCGCGCGATGCGTGTCGGTCGGCCAGTTCGAACCGTTGTCGTGTTGATCGTAAGGCGCGCGTCCTGGCGCCGAGCAATGTCCAGAATCGTTAGGGGATCGTGATGCAGCAGCCTTCGTGGTACGTGGTCGAGGCCTATGAAAAGGAAGTCGGGCAGGCCTATCTGCGGCTTGCTGTCGCCGAAGGAAGCGGATGCCGTCAAGCGTGCAGACCGCGCCGCCCCACGTCCTGCGCCGCGTCCATATAGCGAGGCCGCAGAATGACCCACGAGCTTCGCGCCCTATTGAATACGGGAGCCGCCGCATGAGCCAGAACACCTCTGCCGCAGTCATGGCGCAACGTGTCGAGGCTCACGACTCGCTAGACCATTTCCCGACGCCGCCATGGGCGACGCGCGCTCTGTGCGAGTGGATCGGCAAGGTTGAATGGCTGGGCGCGCTTGACGCTTGGGAGCCGGCTTGCGCGGAAGGTCATATGGCTCGGCCATTGGGAGAGTATTTCGGCGCGGTTCATGCCAGCGACATCCGTGACTACGGTTATGGCCCGACAGAGGTAGTTGACTTTCTTTGGCCTACCGACCGGAAGGCGGCATGGATCATCACAAACCCGCCATTCCGCCTTGCCGAACAGTTCGCGCTTACCGGAATCGAGCGGGCACGTTGCGGCGTCGCCTTGCTTGTCCGAACAGCCTTTCTCGAAAGCGTCACAAGATACGCATGTCTATTCAGCGAAACCCCGCCAACCGATATCCTTCAATTCTCCGAACGTGTGCCGATGCACAAGGGGAAGCTGACGGCGACCGGGTCAACCGCTACGGCCTATTGCTGGCTTGTCTGGCGAAAGGACGCGCCTCAAAAGCTGACGCATTTCCATTGGATTCCGCCGTGCCGGAAACGGTTGGAGCGGAAATCGGATTATCTAGAGGAACTGGCCGCATGACCCCTCTCGACCTTGCCTATCAAGACATGCTCTCCCGCCTGTCCCACTACACATTCATTTGCAGGAGGTACTGAATGATGCACGCCGCCCCACCGGAGTGCTGGTATTGCGTAGCGTTGAAACCAAGCCAAGGTCATAAGGCGCGGGAGAACATTCGCGCGCTCGGCTTTACGTCGTTTGATCCTGAGTGGCGCAAGCTCCGTCGCCGGGCCGGCAAAGACGAGTCCAAGCGCGGGTTCCTGATCGCCAGCTACTCGTTCGTGCTGGCGGCCCGCAACCGGCATCAATGGGCGGCTATCAAGGCCGCTGACGGCGTTCTCGGCTTTCTCGGTAGTCATGGCGACGTGGACGACCAAACCGTCTGGATACCCTCAGCTGTGTCCGAGGCTTGGATTGAGGACATGCGCGCACGCGAAGCGGCTGGCGAGTGGGACTATGAGGCAATGGAGTTGCGTCGTCGCCGGGTAAAGCGTGAAAAGCGGCACGGGCTCAAGCTCGCAGACCTTGGCATCGTCTGGGATGAGATTGTGGAAAATGCGAAAGCCGCTTGACGGTTACTGCGGATGTGTTCAGAATCATAATCGACTGATTTGCGGGGTACGTGTTAACGCGCTTCTCGCGTTCCTCCCGCGCCAAGACTGGACGCCAAGCGCCCGGTCTGTTGGCGCATATTGTCTGAGTTTCAACGGTCGGCTCCGGCCTCTGACTAGCTGGGCGCAATGCTCGGGGACGTTTATGCCAGCACGCCTCTCGAAAACCCATTCGGAGTAATGCCAGGAGGCGACGCGCGCCGCTCCGATGACAATGTGAGGCTAGATCATCGGTGCAAGCCCATAGGCAAGCGCTGCGCAGGCAAGGGCGATGTAGAGCGGAATTCGGCGCTCCCCGGCCTCATAGGCGCTGTAGGCGTTCCTAGAGAGGCCCAGACGCAATGCCGCCTCGGACTTATTCAGCCCGAGGCGCTCGCGCCATGATGTCAAAGAAGCGGCGGACATTAAGCGCCGCCAACCCGCGCAGCCGCGCGACGGGCCTTTGCAAATTTGGCGCGAGCCTTTCCGGCCAGCGCATCCGCTTCATGCTGGGTCGCAATCGCGTCTGCATAGTCGAGTGTTCCGTGCAGGGATAGTGCGACGTTATACGCAGCGACGGCGGCCAGTTCGGCCTTATCCGCGAAATCTTCAAGAGCGGAGAGGGTGTTTGAAGTGCTGGCGGTCATTTGCTTGCTCCGGGTTGCGATAGGGGAAGAAAGAAGGCTCATTTCTGAGCCTTGGCGCGAAGTTTGTCGTAAAGTTCACCAGCAAACTTGTCCCATGCGCCATCTCCCATAACTGCATCGAAAGCCTCGCGATGCGTCTTGCCGCTGGCCATATGGGCAAGGATGAGAAGGCTGATTTTCTGGTTGGCTTGTTCCTGCGGCATTTGCTTGCTCCGTTTTGATGACCCTTTGTAGCTCAAATTTGCGCATATGTCAACACCTAAAGCGCATATATGCGCAAATAGTTTCGAGATTATCATGGACCGTCTCACCCAGATCACCATGAAGACCGGCCACGTCGGCGGCATCACCCGTGATGAGATGTGCGAATGGCACAGGCTGCATGTAGACGGTGACGCGCCTGCTGTAGCCACATGGTACATGGGTAGCGAATGGGTTGCGTGGGAGAATGTCATGTCTATCCGCAATGACCGTCCCAGCTATCTCGATCACCAAGCCGCAGACAGATACCTAGACGCACAGAGGAAGCCTTAGACCGCAATGCCAGCACCTAGAGGCGTAAGCCACCCCGGACGCAAAGGCGCGGGGCGTCCCAAGGGGGCTAAAAATAAAGTATTAATCGATATTAAAAACGCATGCCAGATGCATGGCGAAGCGATGATTGCTGAGCTTGTAAGGCTCGCCGGGGCCGCTGAGAGTGAATCGGCTAGGGTTGCCGCTGCTAAAGAGGTTCTTGACCGTGGCTACGGCAAAGCAAGCCAAACGATAGCTGGCGATCCTGATGCGCCGCTTGTTGTGCATACCGTCAAGAGGATCATTGTCGACCCTGCAAATCCAGACCCCGAGGGCGTTCGCACCATTCCTGAAGCCGGCTAGGTTCAAAGGCGCATGGGGCGGGCGCGGTTCGGGGAAGTCGCACTTCTTTGTTGAGTTGCTAATCGAGGAAGCGCTATGCGGCCATGTCCGTGGCGCTTGCGTTCGCGAGGTCCAGAATTCGATTAAGGATTCTGTCAAGCAACTGATCGAAGACAAGATTGCGAAGCTGGGCGCGTCGAGCCTGTTCAAGATCACCGAACGTGAGATTGTTGGTCCTAACGATAGCTTGTTCATCTTCCGTGGCCTCCAAAACCACACAGCGGCATCGATCAAGTCGCTTGAAGGCTTCAATCGGTGTCTTGTCGAGGAAGCGCAGACCATATCGCAGCGCTCGCTCGATATCTTGACGCCGACCTTTCGCCGCGATGCTGAATTGTGGTTCCCGTGGAATCCGGTGTTTCCGACAGATCCGATTGACAAGTTCTTTCGGGAGAATGATGGCGACCCAGACTTCATTTGTCGCCGGGTTAATTACAACGACAATCCGTGGTTCCCGGATGAACTGCGCCGGGACATGGAGCGCGACAAGCGCCGCGACCCGGACAAGTACGCACATATCTGGCTTGGCGAGTACCAACGCAACAGTGAATCGCGGGTCTTCCGCAACTGGCGCATCGGATCACATGCCGAGTTCGAAGGCTTCGACCCTACGGAGCGCTTCTACTACGGCGCAGATTGGGGCTTCTCCGTCGACCCCACAGTGCTCGTGCGCTGCTATCTTGATGGACGAACGCTTTATATCGACCGTGAAGCCTACCGCGTCGGCTGCGAAATCGACAATACGCCAGCCCTGTTCGACAAGGTGCAGGGTTCGCGCAAATGGCCCATCAGGGCGGACAGCGCCCGGCCTGAGACGATTAGCTACATGAATCGCCACGGCTTCAACGTCGTTCCCGCGCTCAAGGGCGCAGGGTCAGTTGAAGACGGTATCGAATTCCTGAAATCGCACGATATCGTCGTGCACCCAGACTGCCGGCATACCATCGATGAATTGTCGCTCTACAGCTACAAGGTCGACAAGATGACCGGCGAGGTTTTGCCTTTGCTCGAAGACGACAAGAACCACGTGATTGATGCGCTGCGCTACGCCCTTGAGGGCGCGCGTCGTGGCGTCGCGTCTCCTTCGGTGCGCCGCCTCTAATGTGGCCTTTCACGCGCAAGACGGCCCCGGTTGTCGAGCATAAGGCGTCCAGCGTCGGCGCTATCATTTCCGCGCGCGTGCTGAATATGCCGCAATGGGCGCAGCGTTCGTTCGAACAGATCGCCAAGGAAGGCTATCAGCAAAATCCCGTCGTTAACGCTTGCGTGTATCTGACGGCCCGCGCTGCGGCTTCCACGCCCATTACGATCATGCGCGGCGAGGAAGAAGCCGACATTCCGGAATTGCGGGCGCTGCTGAATCGCCCAAATCCGATGCAGGACGGCGAGGCTTATCGCATCGCCACGATTTCGGACCTGTTGCTTGCCGGCGAGTTCTTCGCAGAGCGCGTCGACATGGCGCAGAAGCCGAAGGAGCTATATCGCTGGTGTCCGGGCGTCACGTCGGTTGATCCGGGGCCGCAGGGCTTTCCGCAGTCCTACACGTTCAAGATGGCGCATGGGAAGCGCACGGTCCCCGTCGACTTCACGAAGGGCAATGTCCCGATCCTGCACGTGAAGGAATACAACCCTCTGAACGACTGGCGTGGTCAGCCCAACGCCGACCCCGCTGCTTTCGCTATCGATATGCACTCGGGCGGGCTGCGCTGGAATAACGCGCTGCTGAACAATGGCGCGCAACCGTCCGGCGCGCTGGTCTACTCGCCGAAGGAAGGCGGGGACAAGCTTGATGATGGCCAGTTCGCACGTTTGAAGGCTGAATTGGATGAGTCCTTCAGCGGGGCCAAGAATGCCGGCAAGCCGCTCCTTCTCGACGGCGGTATGACATGGCAGGAAATGGGCTTTAGCCCGAAGGACATGAATTTTGAAGGGGGCATGAACGCATCCGCTCGGCTTATCGCGCTGGCGTTTGGGGTTCCCCCGCTCATTCTCGGCATCCCCGGGGATAACACCTTCGCCAACTATGCGGAGGCCAACAAGGCTTTCTATCGCCAAGCTGTTCTTCCGATGCTCGCGCAATGGTGCAGGGCGCATTCATGGTGGATCGGCCCGGCGTTCGGGTCTGATGTGTCGATTGTGCCAGATACCGACGACCTCGAAGTGTTCGCGGATGAGCGTGCGCTCGAATGGGAACGGGTTGAGAAATCGACTTCAATGACCATCAACGAGAAGCGTAAGCATCAAGGGCTGGACCCGGTAACGGGTGGCGATGTGATCCTCGTATCGTCCACCATGATCCCGCTTGCGAGCGCAGGGCAGGATTTGGCTGGCGGTAGCGAGCCTGAAGACGATGCGGCTGGCGAAACCGACGATGCGGCCGATGAGGACCAAGACATTGGCGGCGAGGGCGAATAGCCGCAGGGCGCGCGAGGTACAGACGCAAGTCCGGCTGACCGCAGCGCTGGAACGTGCGTTGGCCGATGATCTGGAAAAGATATTCAACAGCATCGCCAGAAGGGCGGCGCGGCTTATCCGTGAAAACCATCAACACACAGCGGTCAACGTCCCGCAACACTTCGCGCATGACATCGCCCGCGCCATCCGCGCCCGCTCGCACATTGCCGCTGTGACATTCGCAAAGCATACGCTGGCCAAGCTGACAGGAACGGGCAAAGCCTTTTCGCCAGTCGAGGAAGCGAAGTTTCTGTCGCTGTTCCAGATTGCCGAAGCCGCGATCCTGCGATGGCTCACAGATCATGGGGCAGAGAAGGTCAGGCGCATTGTCGAGACGACGCGCAACACAATCCGTAAGGCTCTGATCAAAGGCAATGAGGAGCACGAACCGCCGCGTGTGCTTGCCAAGCGCATACAGGCGGACACAGGCGGCGAGATAGGCCGGCGCAGGGCAGTGACCATCGCCCGCACGGAAACGGGTCAGGCGGCCTCTGTAGGGTCTAATGCCGCCGCTGAAGCCACGGGGCTTGATCTGGACAAGGTTTGGAACGCGACCGAAGACGCGCGCACGCGACCGGATCACGCGGCGGCGGATGGCCAGACGGTCGACATGGACGCTGATTTCATCGTCGGCGGCGAGAGTATGAAATTCCCCCGCGCTCCCGGCGCGTCTGCGCGGCAGTGCATAAATTGTCGCTGTATCTGCACATACGAGCCAAGATTGCCTAAATGAAGCAAGTTGATCTCAGCATTATTCGGTCGGCATTCATCCTTGATGATGTGACGGGAGAACTGCGCAATAGGGCCGATAGGAATAAGGCTAAGGCCGGTGCGGTGGCGGGGTGCGCGCGGCCGGATGGCTATCGGCAAGTTTGCATTGCTGGCGTGACATTGCTTGTTCATAGAGTTGCGTTCGCTTTGGCGAATGGCCGCTGGTCCCTCAACGAGGTCGACCACAAAGACGGCGACAGATCGAACAACCGCCCATCAAACTTAAGGGAAGCTACAAAATCGCAGAATGGCGCGAACAAGCGCTTGTGCCGCGATGGGTTGAAAGGTGCGTCGTGGTGCTCTCGTTCGCAGAAATGGCGCGCATCAATTCGGAAAGATGGAAAATTCATTCATATTGGCTCCTATGACACTGCCGAATCCGCACACGCGGCATATGTCGACGCCGCCCGCCGCTATCACGGCGAATTTGCGAGGGCAGCATGAAGAACCTCAAGCATCTGCCTATCGAGCTTGACGCGAAGGCGGTCAAGGATGATGGCACGTTCGAAGGCTACGCCAGCCTGTTCAACGTGCCCGATCTTGGCCGCGATATCGTTATGCCCGGTGCGTTCACGAAGTCGCTAGGCGAGCGTCCTGCGCAGCGCGTGAAGATGCTGTGGCAGCATGACCCGTCCAAGCCGCTTGGCGCATGGCGCAACATTTCCGAGGATTCGAAGGGCCTCCCCGTCGTCGGGCAACTGAACATGAACGTCCAGCTTGCGAGAGAGACGCATGCGCTGATGAAGGACGGGGCGATTGATGGCCTGTCTATCGGCTATGTGACTGATGATCACGGGTTCACGAAGGAAGGCTTCCGGCAACTGAAGTCTGTCGCCCTGCATGAGATTTCCGTTGTCACTTTCCCGATGCTGCCGCAAGCGACGGTATCGGGCGTGAAGGAGTTTAACCCGCGTGACGTGGAAAAAAGCTTGCGTGATGCAGGCTTGTCGCGCGCCGACGCCGTGAAGGCGGTGGCATTTTTCCGAAACCTCTTGCGTGATGCAGGGGAGAATGTCGAGATCGATCCGCGTGAGGCGGAAGCGGCGACGCAAACGGCGGGCATCGCCGATTCTTTGCGCAGAGCTATGGCGGCGCTGCGCTAGACCTCACGGACCTATCATGACCTATCACAACAGCAAGGCTCGCCTGCTGTCCAGCGCCGTGCGCCTTGAGCGCAAGGATGCCGGCGGCGGCGATACCATCAAGGAAACCATCGACGCCCTCGCGCGCACGTTCGAAACCTTCAAGGAGAAGAACGACGGGCGCATCAACGAAGTCAAGAAAGGCTTTGACGATGTGGTCCGCAAGGACGAACTGAAGCGCATCAACACGGCTATGGACGTTCTCGAAGACCTGAAGAAGGAATTCGAGGCGAAGTCGGCTGCGCACGAAGCGGAAATCCTCGCGCTCAAGCGCGCCCCGCGTGGCGACGGCAAGGGCGAGAAGTCGCCGGAAGCCATCGAGTACAAGGATCGCTTTGAAAAGTGGTTCCGCAAGGGCGAGTCCCGTGACTTCACGGAAAATGACCTTCGCGTGCTCGAAGGCAAGGCCCTGTCGGTCGGCTCGGACCCGGATGGCGGCTTCACCGTCCTGCCGGAAATCGATCAGGCGATTGACGCGACCATCAAGCTTGTGTCGCCCATGCGTCAGGTCGCGACTATCCGTCAGATCGGGACCGCTGCTTACAAGCGCTTCATCAACATCCACGGCACCACGTCCGGTTGGGTTGGCGAGGCCGAGGCGCGCACCAGCACGACTACGCCGCAATTGAAGGAAGTCGAAATCCCGGTTCACGAGATTTATGCTTCGCCGGTTGCTACGCAGTCGCTTCTTGACGACTCGTTTTTCAACATCGAGTCGTGGCTGTCCGAGGAAGTGAACCTCGAATTTGCCTATCAGGAAGGCGTGTCGTTCATTTCCGGCAACGGCCTCAAGCGCCCGCGCGGCTTCCTGACGGAAACCATCGCTGCGAATTCGGCGACGGAAACCTACGGGACCATCGGTTATATCGCGACCGGCGCCTCCGGCGCGTTTGCTTCGACCGCAGCCGGCCCGCCCATCGTTCAGGGTGGCGATGTGTTCCATGATGTGGTGCAGGCGCTGAAGTCAGGCTATCGCGCCAACGCGCAATGGCTCGCCAATCGTCGCACGGTCGCCAAGGTGCGCCAGTTGAAAGACCTGTATGCCAACTACATCTGGCAACCGGGTTTGCAGGCTGGTCAGCCGTCGTCGCTCGTGGGGTATCCCGTGGTCGACATGGAAGACATGCCGGACATCGCATCCAACAGCTACTCCATCGCTTTCGGCGACTGGAAGCGCGCTTATACGATCGTTGATCGTATCGGAACGCGCGTGCTGCGCGACCCCTACACCTCGAAGCCGAATGTCATCTTCTATACGACCAAGCGAGTCGGTGGGAAGACGACCATGCATGAAGCCATCAAGCTTCTGAAGTTCGCCGCTTCCTGATGAACAGCGGGGCGGCCTGACGGTCGCCCCATCCTCCCCTTATTCGAAAGGAATTCGCGATGTTTCGCGATATCGTCTCCAAGCTGACCCCGGTGCAGGTCTTCGGACCCATCACCCTTGCCGCCGACAATACGCCCGCCGCTATCGACCTTCAGGGCTTTTCTTCGGCCGCCCTGAACCTGTCAATCGGTATCGGCGGCATCACGTTCGACTCCACGAACAAGATCGAATTCGTGCTGACCCACAGCGACGACAATTCGACCTATACGGCTGTTACTGATGCCGACATGCAGGGTGTGACCGGCATCACGACCGGTATCATCAAGTCGCTTGTTGCGGCTCATGCTGCCGCTGCGGTCTATGAGTTCGGCTATATCGGCCAGAAGCGCTATCTCAAGCTGTTGGCGGACTTCAGTGGCACGCACGGCACCGGCACGCCTCTGTCGGCCGTCGTGATCAAGGGCAACGCCGAAATCAAGCCGGCCTGACCATGAAAATCCGGATGCTCGTTGATACGCTTGTGGCTGCGGACGGTTTCACCGTCGAGACATGGGCCAAGGGCGAAATCCGTAGCGCCAGCGACCAACTCGGCGGCGATCTGATTGCCGCCGGGAAGGCCGAACGCGCCAAGTCACGCGGAATCGCCATCAACGATGAAGGCGACACACAGTGAGAAGCGTCACGCCGCGTCTACGCCTCGTCACCGACGCCACAAGCGAGCCTGTCACGCTGGCAGAAGCCAAGGCGTTCTGCCGTGTGGATATCTCCGACGACGATACGCTGATCACGTCGCTGATCAAATCCGCGCGTCGGCGCGTCGAGAAGGACACGGGCCTAGCCCTGCTGACGCAATCGTGGGTAGCGGTTTATGACCGATGGCCCGATCAGGTTGCGCCCGGCATATCCGGCCCTTGGTGGGACGGCGTGCGGGATGGCCCGCTGTCCAGCCTGTCTTCGCAGGGTGTCATAGAGATTCCGAAGCGCCCGTTTCAGGCTGTCACGTCGATCAAGGTTCGTGACGCCTACGGGACTTTCACGACGGCCGATCCGTCAATCTATTTCACAGAGGTTTCCGACCTTCGCGGGCGCGTTATCCGCGTGCTGGGTCAGGTGTGGCCTATCGTCGTTCTTGCGCCGTCGAGCGCAATCGAGGTCGCCTTTGCGGCGGGGTTTGATGCAGCGCCCAACACTGGCGTTCCAGATGACCTGATGCACGCGGTCAAGATTGTCGTCAAGCACTGGTACGACAATCGTGAGATGGTCATGGACGGCAAAACGTCGCCTGTCCCGCACGGCTACGGCGACATCGTCGCTGCATGGCGCGGGATGCGGCTTAGATGAAAGCCTCTAATGTCGGCGCAATGCGCGAGCGCGTCGCCATCCACGGGCAGACGCAAGCGATTGACGCAGCCGGACAGATCGCGACGACATGGGCGCTCAAGACGAGCGGAGACACATGGGCGCGCGTGCGGCCCCTAAGTGCTGGCGAGAAGTTTCTGGCGGGTCGCGATCAAGGCGTGCGCGGCTACATGATGTTCGTTCGCTACCGGACGGACATCGACACGAATTCCCGCATCGTCTGGCGCGGTCGCGTGTTCGACGTGCTGGGCGTTCTGGACCGCACGGAACAGCGCCAGTTTCTCGAAGTCGAACTGAACGAGCGCAACGCATGATCAGCGTCACGGTCATCAACGAGCTTCCGGGCAATCTTGCCGACGACATCACCGTCCGCGTCGAGCGCGGGACGTTGAAGGCGCTGAACGCGCTCGCGTTGCAGGCGCAGGGCTTCGCGCAAAAGTCGATCCTCAAGGGGCCGAAGACCGGCCGCATCTATCAGCGCGGGAACGTCCGCCACCAGGCGTCGGCGCCGGGCGAGCCGCCGGCCAATGATCTCGGGTTTCTGGCCTCATCCATGCGGATCGATGTGACCGCCAAATTTGCGGTGGACCTGTCCGCCGTCGCGCCCTATGCTGTCTTCCTCGAATACGGTACGCGCAAGATGGCCCCCCGCCCGTTTCTGCGCCCGGCTGGCGATAAAGCAGCCTCCAAGGCGGGAGAGGTCTTTGGCGCATACATCAGGGCCGAACTCGGATGAGCCGGGACGCCTCCGTGTCATTTCAGCCGCAGTTCTGGAACTATGGCTCGACGCCGCAACGCGCGAGGCCGTCGTCCGGTTCGAATGGGGCGACGTGCGCGTCCAGCCTTCCGAAATCGGTTACCAGCGGCTTCTGCGCAACGGGTGGCCGGTAAGACATGGCGGCCTCCGATCCCCTTGACGCAACCTTCGCCGTCCTCGCCGCGATCCGTGCGGCCTTGCTCGCCGACGCCACCCTGAATTCCACGCTCGCCGGCTCGCTCAAGGTCATGACCGGCGCGCCGTCGAGCTATCCCTGTCCGTTCATTTCCATGACGCCACATGCCGCAGATTGGTCGACCGCGACCGAGGACGGGCAGGAAGTCGTCATAGACCTGAACGTATGGACGCAGGCTGCGTCGCAGACGGCAGAGACGGCCACGGGCCGCACGATCATGGCTTCATGCCGCGCGTTGCTCCATACGGCCTCCCTGAGCCTCGCCGCGCCCTACCACACCGTTCAGTGCCGCGTTGATAATCAGGTCGGCCCCTACCTCGACCCGGACGGCGCGACGCTGCACGGCGTCGTAACCGTTCGCGTGTTGGTCGACCACACCTGAATCCGCGCCGCCCGGCTAGGCGGAATATCCCATAGGAGAATAGAAAATGGCTGCATCCGCAGGCCGGGATTGGGCGCTGTCTGTCCTGTCGAACGGCTCATACGTCCCTGTCGCCGGTCTGCGCACGCGCAGCTTCAAGGCGAACAACACCAATGTCGACATTACGACCGCGGATTCGGCCGGGCGCTGGCGCGAATTGCTCGGCGGCGCTGGCGTCCAGTCGCTCGACATCGACGCGGCCGGCATCGCCAAGAACGACGCGGGCGCGAAAATCCTGTTCGGCGCGGCGACGACATCGGCGCTTCAGACAATCCGCCTCGTGACGAACGGTATCCAGATCGACGGGACATTCCTGATCGACAGCTACAATGCCGCCGGCCCGTACAACGAGGCGCAGACGTTCGACGTGAAGCTGCTTTCGTCCGGTCAGCCGACCATCACCCTTTCCTGATCTCGCATAGGAGCGCACATCAATGGCCGCTATCGCTATTCAGTCCATCGCCGCAGCCGGCATCACGCCGACCTATCAGGCGGCGTCCGCGTCCGACACCGTTTCCGGGGCCGCCGCAACCGAGCGTCTTTTCATCCACGCCAAGAACTCGAACGCCGCTACGGCGACCGTCACCATCGTCCCGGTGTCGCCGACATCGGTCAAGGTCCCTGGCGTCGGCGCTGTGTCCGTCCCGAACATCGCGGTAACGATCCCGGCCACGACCGGCGACAAGATGATTGGCCCGATCCCTGCGGCCTATATCGATGCGACCGGGAACGTCACGCTTGCCAACACCGGCACCATCACCAACTTGACGCTGGCCGCGTTCCTGCTGCCCGCCGCCTCGCTTTGATGGTGACGCATGGCGAACAAGGCAAGGGGTTTCGTTGAATTCGCTCTTGGCGAGCGCAGCGTCAATATCGCGCTCGGCCTCGGCGCGCTCGCCGAAATCGAAGATGCGTTCGGCGTCGAGTCGTTCGAAGACGCGCTCGCCTTCGGCGACAAGACCAGCGCCGCACACCTGCTGAAAATCGTGTTCGCGATCCTCGCGGGCAACGATGTCGAATTGACGGAGACGGAGCGCACCTTCGTCAAGACGATGAACCCCGCCGACTTCATGGGGCTCATCACCGGCCTGATGGAAGCCGGCGGCATGACGAAGGTCGCGCCGGCTCCCGAGGGCGAGGCGGAAGCCAAGCGCCC